AATCGTAGGAGATTTTGCTCATCCTGCCATTCTGCAGCGTGTTGCTAGAGGTCACTACGATGTTATTTTTCACATCGCTGCAGTTCCACGCGTTTCGTACTCAGTTGAGTACCCCGTCCAGACAACAGACTCAAACCTGATGAAGTCTGTAGCACTATCTGATGCTGCTTCAAAGGGAAAGGCGCGAGTTGTTGCGTCTTCGTCTTCTTCAGTCTACGGCGGTGCAGATGTGATGCCAACAACCGAATCCCACGCTAGAGATCCTAAGTCACCATACGCACTTCAGAAGAGCGTGATGGAAGACTTTGGGCGGCTATTCCACAGTCTTTACGGTCTCGACATTGTCTTTCTCAGGTACTTCAATGTCTTTGGCCCTAACCAGCGTGATGGGTCAGCTTACGCTACAGCAATCACTGCATGGTGCACTGCAATCAAGAATGGCAAGACTCTACGCAGCGACGGCGACGGAAGCCAGACAAGGGACATGTGTTATGTCGACAATGTTGTTAGTGCAAACTTCCTCGCAGCCAAGAGGGAAGCAGGATTCCACGGTCAAGCTTACAACGTCTGCTGCGGTGACAGCACGTCTAACGCAGAGATCTTAGACTTCCTCAGGAATAAGTTTCCCAATATCAATGTAACGAATGCAGCCTGGCGAGCAGGTGACGTTATGCACACTCTAGGCGATTGGAGCGCTGCCCACCAAGACCTAGGCTATGAGCCGCTCGTCAGGTTTTGGGATGGTCTAAATCTCACTTTGAAGTGGTGGAACCTTGACAAGAATTCCTGAGTTTATAATCCTCACTGGGCCAATGTTTGGCTCTAAGACGACTCGTATGCTTGCGCTGATTGACAGGTACAAGCACATGAAGAAGTCTGTAGTTGCATTCAAGCCTGTGATGGACGACAGATACAACATGTCGATGGACGACAGATACGGCATGTCAAAGATTGTGACGCACAACGGCGGCACTTGTGATGCCTTCAACGTCGCCAGCGGAAAGGAGATGATAATGGTCCTCGCAACGATCGACACCAGTGTTGACATAGTTGCTGTTGACGAGGCGTTTATGATCGATGGAGTTGCTGACGCGCTCATTGATATCTTCAGGCTAGGGAAGACAGTTATTGTGTCTTCAATTGATCTTTCTAGCAACTGCAGACCATTTCCAGAGATGGTGAAGATGTTCCCATGGGCAACATCTATCCAGAAGTGCTCAGCTGTCTGCACTGTCTGCAACAATGACGCATACTACACGATGAAGAAGACCCAGGGAGATGATGAGATCTCGGTAGGCGGCTCAGAGATGTATGAGCCTCGCTGCTGGTTTCACCACGATCATACAAAAGATTCCACGTAGGTAGGGTGCAATGTTAGATCCCCAATCTGTTGATCTGGTCATCTACCACGAGAACTGCAGTGATGGCTTTGCTGCAGCCTTTTCAGCATGGAAATTACTCGGAGACAGGGCAGAATATTACCCTGCAAAGCACGGTTCACAGCCGCCTAGTGTCGAAGGAAAGACAGTAGTAATACTGGATTTCTCATACGACAATGCGACAACTAAGAAGATGATTGCAGAAGCAAAATCTCTTCTTGTCATAGACCACCATAAATCAGCGATGGCGGAGTTGCACGACATCACACACACTCACTTCGACATGAATCGCAGCGGAGCAATGCTGGCATGGAATTTCTTCCATCCCGACAAGGAAGCGCCTAGAATCATCAAGCTCATCGAAGATCGAGACCTCTGGCGGTGGGAGATACCGTACAGCAGGGAGTTCTCAGCTGCATTCGAAATGGTGAAGTTCGACTTCGAAGAATACGAGAAATTTCTGACAGATTCAGAAGTCGACAATGCACAGGTGAGAGGTGCTTGCATCCTAGCATACTCACAGACAGTTATCGCCAGGCTTGCGAAGAGTGCTTCACCTAGAAAGCTCGATGGGAAGAGTGTTCTCGTTGTCAACTCGCCACAGTGGATGTCAGAGATAGGGAATAGCCTCAGCCTCACGTGCGATTTTGCTGTTGTGTGGTACTACGATCACAGGAGCATGCAGGTGAAGGTGAGTCTAAGGGCTCATCACGATGACACAGATGTTAGTGATATTGCAAAAAAGTTTGGTGGTGGCGGTCATCGAAAATCTGCAGGATTCAGCCTACCAGCAGGTGTTTCAATCGAATCAATATTTGACAGGAGATAATCGTGTCCAATGGCGACCAGACAATCATCTTTCCTCGTGAAGGGTTTCAAGATACAGAGGTTTTTGACAGTCAGATCATCAAGGAAAGACCTTCCTGGGATGAGATCTGGATTGAGACAGCCTCCACCCTTGCAAAGCGATCACTTGATCCAAGGTTCCAGGTTGGTGCGATCATCGTGACAGATGATAACACCCAGGTGCTTGCTGTCGGATACAATGGTGACCATAGAGGTGGACCTAATCTTGTAGACTCCTTTGAACCGGGTCAGAGCGGATTCATACACGCAGAGATCAACGCACTCATTAAGTGTGACTACAATAATCCGAAGCGCAAAAAGATGTACCTGACGCTATCTCCCTGCAGGCAGTGTGCAAAGGCGATAGTGAATGGTGGTATATCAGAGGTGATATACTCTAATGAGTACAGGGACAGATCTGGACTCGACATCCTGGCACACTCCGGGATCGCGCTGAGAAAGGTCTAGCAAAACACCGCGAGGTTGATATTTAGAATCAACCATGCGAACACTAAGCTCTAAAGAAATAAGGCAGATCGCCAGGCTGGTCGAGAAGATTGACCCGTTTGTTGGATCGGGAAAAGATAGGATGCCCATTCTGGCGCCAGGTCTTAGGATCAGGCATCAGACGGGCAATATTGAGTATACGATAGAGGATATCTTCTACAAAGATGAGAAGAATACTCAGGTCGACTATCTCGTCCTTAGGACTCCTGACGGTGATATGGTGTACATCGACGTGAAGAAACTCAAGGACTACAAGGTATAACATGAAAGTTAGAGATCTCAAGAACGTGATCAGGAATAGCGTACCTGTTGATTCGGTCCAGCCCGTTCTCAATGAGGCTTACCACGCAGAACCTAAGCAGTACAACCTGCCAACTGAGATGCAGAGTCCGGGCACAAAGAATTCTCACTTTGAGCTCTATCAGGCCTATATCAAAAGCTTCAACCTGGTGTCTGCAAAGCTAGATACAGCTGACAGGAATGATGCGAATTCAAACAGCTCTGACTTTAGATCGTTGAAGATTGATGAGACGTACAACATGAACGCCGCATATCTTCATGAACTCTACTTCGCGAACATAAGTGATCTACACAGCGAGATCACAATGGATTCTCTATCATACATGCGTCTATCTAGGGACTTTGGAACCTTTGACGATTGGCAGAAGGACTTCTTTGCTTGCTGCACTGCGTCGAGGTGTGGATGGGCAATGACCTACTACAGCTTCTGGCTCCAGAGGTACATGAACTGCCCCATAGATCTTCACAGCCTCAGCGTTCCAGCTGGTGTCTATCCAGTCATAGTGATGGACGTGTGGCAACACGCCTACTACAGAGACTACCTGCGTGATGTTAGAACATACACGACAGCGATGATGAAGGAACTGAACTGGTCAGTCATAGAGAATCGCTTCAAGAAGGCTGAGGATATCTCGAGGGTCCTACGATGAAAAGAAGAATCACAGAGGCAGAGGCTGCAACACGTGCGGTCTCTAAGGAGCTCAAGCCAGCAAGGCTCTCAGTTGATTCGCTTGATGATCAGGTTGACGCCTACATCATGAAGTTTGAGAATAGGGCGACAGAGGATAAGCTTGAAGAGGCCTTCAGAAATCGTCACCTAGGATTCATGCTTGAGGCTGACGCTAAACCAGCACCTACCACAGAGAAGGCACCCAAGCCGAATCTAAACATCACGAAGTTCAGCAAGCAGGTTGCAAGACTTGTGATGAACGCCGATTCTCTACTTGATCCTCGAACCGTCATCATCAACCGCGCTGCAAACTTCCTCTCAGAGAACTACGATGAAGGACAGTCAAGGGAGATGCTTGAGTTACTCGAGACTCACTTCAACATCACGCCCTCCAACGAAGTAACATCAGATGGAGCTCCTCCTGCTCCTCCTGCTGTCGGCGCATTCGGCGGAGGCGGCGGTGGTGCGTGATTGAGAGATTAAATCTCGATCCACGCAAGACTATGCACTTTAATGTGAGCAGGGATGCGTACGACTACATGCGCGCTGCCTGCTTCAAAAAGAACATAACGATGCAGGAGCTATTCGAGGAGATCTGTCAGATGATGACGACAGATCACCCAGCAATAATGGCAATCGTTGATGACCTCTCAGAGAGAAACTTCGCTGCAAGGGTTGAGAGAGTCAAGATATCTGACTCTGATCTCATATTCTCTATCATTGAGCGTGACAATCCTCTCATGAAGAGGAGGGAAAATCTTGAAAGCGAGAGATAGAGATCTGAAGATAGAAGAGTTGGAGAGCAGGGTTGCTAATCTTGAGTCAACGCTCAGCGATCTTACTCTTCTTCTAACATTTCTTTGCAAGTCACAAGAAGCTATCACTGATACTCTTGAAAACCTGCAGTCAAAAATCAATCAAAAGCACGCCTCGATATTCATGACTAAGAAGGTAGATGATCTGATAAACTGATCTTTATCAAATGTAGCGACTCGCCGTATAATTATGGTCGGGTGACACTCATGAAGGTTATAGTCAAGCGATCTGTTCTGGACGGATTCCTAAAGAGAATCTTTAACGAGGACAGAAGTCCAAGATCCCCTCGGATCGATTTTATCGCGGGAAAGTACGGATACGACGATGGTACTCCGATCTTCCCGAATCCAGAGATTCCATCTGTGTCAATGAACTCTATTGACGTTGATGATCCTGATCTGGCTGTGACAAACACAAAGATGCTCTCATCTGCTGCTGCTACGATAGCTCGCAGCGTTCCTCACGGGCAAGAGCAGTTCTTCTACCAGCGGATGAAGGACGTCTTTGACGACGCAGAATCCCGAAATCGTGCTGTTGGTTTCCTCCAGGAGAGGGAGAATAGAGCGAGACTCCGCGCATTTGTTAGGAAGATTCTGACAGAGGCTTCTTCAAATGTACCTGAGACAGAGTTGGGTGTTGCTAAAGATCTTTTTGATCTGATCTCAAGGTTCACAGAGCCTAGCTACGTTAAGAAGACTTTCAACGATGCAGATATTGAGAGAAGGCGCGTTGGAATCTACAAAGATGCCAGGAATAGCTACAAGAAAGCAGACGACTACTACGGTCTCCTTAGGGCTGCAAGGAACCTTGTTGATGACATGACAAAGAGCGCTGCAGTCCTCAAAGATGAAGAAGGGATGATGTTAGAAAATCCCGAAGGTGAGATGATCGCCGTCTTTGTTGACATGATTGATGCACTTGAGAAGAAGGTAAAGCCAGCAGGGACATCAGGCGAGAATCTCGAAGCACTTTCAGTCTCCTATCAAATGCTCGCACCGACGGAAGAGATGCTAGATGAAGATCTAGGCGATGTGCTTGTTGCAGTCTTTGAATGCTTCAATGAAAATAAGGACAAGATTATACAGTATCTCCTGCCAGACGCTGACTATGTCTACTTCGACAGGCAGAGGATAACGAGGCGACGCGGTAAGTCATCCTCTAGTTACTACACAAAAGCTATCAACATGCAGTTTGATGTTAGCAAGTCTAGGCGCTTCCAGTTTGACATCAAGCAGCCCACCTTGATACTGCGTCACGCCACCAGCGCAACAAATGAGATCATTGCAAATGACCCTGCTGTGCAGGCTGCAATAGAGAGTGTTGAGACTGAGTCGACAGAAACTTCTAAGAGATTAGCTGATAGAGAACTCCGCAGGAGGCTGTCAGACTTTATCAAGAAGCTCTTCGCACCCTACACTCTTGCAATAGAGTCGCTAGGCGAGACACTCGACATATCAGCGAACAGGATGATGGAGATGGCTCAGAGAGTTGAGACCACTTCGACAGAAGAGTTCAAGTCTGCAATGGATCAGAAGATAGATTCACTGGGTGACAACATTAGGGATGACATAATCAGGGCTCTTCTCAACAAGAAGATGCCGCGTGCTCTTGAATCACTTGAGAAGGCGCGTAGATCGATTGACGAACCAGAGGCTGTGGAATCAGAAGAACCATTCCAGGAAGTTCCCTTTGAGATCAAGGGTCCAGCAGAAGAAGTTGATGAGCCGGTTGATTTCACAAAAAATCTCAATGCTCTCGCGCCCTTCTTTGGGTACTCAGGCGCTGCAGGACTCAGGCAGTGGATCAACAAGTACCCATACCAGATTATGAAATTCTCCATGGAAGCTCAGGATGGTCGCGCAAGAAATCCATACAAGCAGTGGCATGATCTGATAACATCGGGCATGAATGATCTGGTCAGCACAATGGTCTTCGTCATCGAGGATATAATTCCAACAACATTCAATGAAGAAGACAAGGCTTTCCTCGAGCTTGCACTACCTGACATCTACGATCTAAACGAGGCAATTGAGAACGAAGACGACGATGAGATAGTGGAGAATCTCTACACGCTAGGTGGTTACCTCGTCAGACAGGTGAACAGCAAGCTGTTCGTCAGGCCTCTGTTCACTGAGTACCCAACAGCTCTCTACAATGCTGCTCGTGAGTGCATCGTCTATCTCAACGGCAGGAAGAAGCCAAATGAGAAGCAGATTTCGGCAATGGCAGAAGGAGATCTTAGGAAGATGCTTGCAGGTGAGGTTGATCTTCCAAGAACCATGGCCAGTGCAAGAAAGACAACCAGATCAAAGCTCGAGATGTACGGATTCACTAACGCTGACCTTTTGCTCATTCCTATCTTCCTCAAGGGTTGGACAGGAGACTTTATCAAGAAAGGAAGCGATCAGTACAACAAGATAAGGGATGATATCAAGAGGATGACTGCCGACAAGGATAAGATCCGTCTCGAGATCTACGCAGCAATACCAGAGGTTCGCAAAGACCTTGAGTATCTTGCAGCGAAGCGCAACCTAGCAGGACAGCCAGAAGAAGGTGACTCTTGAGATTAACAGAGCTAGTGGGTGATTTTGATGAAGTCCCTATGAGACAAAGCTCACTCGTGAGCTTTCTGCCACTGCGAGGGACGATTCCTGATTCGTATCCTCCCATCAAGGTGAAGAAGTCAGAGTGGGAACACATGCAGAATCCTGAGCTGATCAGGCGAACATTCACCTTCAGAACTCAGTCTGTCCTTCTCAGCTTCATAGCCTCACTTTTAAGATACGAGAGAAAGACATCTCACAATGCTGCAATACTGATCGAGGCGCTAGACGTGACGATATCTCTTTGTACGCATGATCTTAATAGGGTGACAGACCTTGACCTGGAATACGCAAGGGAGTGCGACTTCCTCTTTGGAGATCTTCACTGATGGCCTTCTTTGTAAGTGACAATATTAGCAACATTGTCACAGAAGATCTCCTAGCAGGTTCAAGAGATCAGTCATTTTCTCTGCTGATAGATGGCAAGATGCTAAAAGTTCTGCCTGATGAGATTGAGAGAAATTTTGAAGAAGGTTGGCTCAGAATCAAATTCAAGACATCATCGCCTAATCTCATAAATCTCGTGAACCCAAAGGAGTTTGATCTCGTCTGCGGCGGAGACACTATCGGAAGGCTCCGCAGTTTTAGGATGACAAAGCGGGATGAAGCTGCTGTTTGTGAGATACTGTTAGCAGACCTTAATACTTAGACAAAGAGGAGCATGTGATGAACTTCAAGTTCGACAAATTCATGGTAGATATCGTCAACCGTGAGGAGCAGGTCAAGGAAAAGAACCGCGACTACCAGGCAGCCCAGGAGGAGAGCCCTGCTCGCGCTTACAACCAGCTCTACAGAGAGAACTGGATGAATAGCACCTTCTTCTCACCTGGGAGAGGAAGATGGCAAAAGTAATTAGGATTCGCAGCGAGGCAGAACTCGCTCGATACATCAGGCAGATTTCAGAGTCATCTTCAACCAAGTTCTCCAAGTTCCAGGATGATCCTCGCCAGGTCTACTTCACAAAAGCCAGGCAGGCAGATGATAAGTACTACGACCTCGACGAGGAGGATGAGCAGAAGCCTGCTGCTCCTCGCCCAGAGGCTCAAGGTCAAGCAACTCCCCAGGGTCAGGCGCTTGAGAATCCGCCTGATCGATCAAATGACAATAAGCAATCATTCGCCAGTGACCTGAATGTCTCTCTTGATTCGATCTCAAAGGTCGTCAAGCAGATGCGAGGTGGCAAATCAGTTGATGATAGTGCTGTTGAGACAGAGCTCCGCACATACTTCGACAGACTTGATGATCCCTCGAGAAAGGCGATGTTCGTATTCTTCAAGTCCTTCGCTGACATCCTGACAGGCCAGACCACAGGTGCCTCTGCGCAAGATCCTGAGGATTCTCCTGTCGATCTTAAGATTGAGCCCGGGACAGGCAGTAAGGACCCGTCGTCTGTTGAAGAGCCTGAAGCTGAACCTGAAGAGGAAGAGGAAGAGGCGAACTCCGAGGATACTTCTGCTCCTGCCCAGGTTCCCATAGCCGTTGGAAAGCAGCAGGTAAAAGAAGAAGTCCGTCGTAAGCTCACCATACTCATGAGAAGGTGATGAAGTCCCACCCCTACGGCTCAGAAGCGTACATATCAGAGATGGACAGGATCCTCACTGAGCTTGATACGATGCGCCGTACCCTTGGTCGTAGCGAGAGGAAAGAGAGATTCACAATCAGCAAGGCGATCGAGAGCATCAGGTACCTACAGAGCCGTGCTAGAAAGCACGGTATTAAGACAGGTCTTCTAGAGGATGATGACCTGTAAGGGTCAGAGGAAATAGTTATCTTATTGAAATGAGAGTCGGAATAATAGCTGGTGGCTTCAAGCCACTCACATCTGGTCACTTTTCAAAGATAATGATGTCGCTGAGCACAAATGCTCAGACAATCCTTGTCTACTCACCAAGATCGCGTGGTGATGGTCAGGATATCATCAGTGAGTCAAGTCTCCTGCGAATGTGGGATTTCCTCACGCCTCGCCTTGAGAAGTTAGGCGTCACTGTTCGAAGGGCTCGGACAACACCTATCAAGGATACGTTTGCAATAATAGGTGTTGTGCGTTGCATTCTGGATTCAACTGGCCGTAAGCCTGATGAAACCACAGCCAAGTACTTTGGCATTAATCCTGCAGCAACTGGCGCAGTGCTGTATGGATCGCCAGATGATATCCATGGCAGCTTTGGCAGGCTTATAGGGACACCACAGGAAAGGATGTACTTTGGCAGCATGTACAAAGACCAGAATCTGAGCTTCTGCACATTGCCTGGTACAGAGATCTATGTCTCGAAGGGAATGAGTGAACAAGGTGCGAGAATGCTCGCTGAGGTACGGGGAACAGAAGTCAGGAACATGCTCTCCTCACTCAACCCTGAGGCGATCAAGTTTCTACCTGAATTCCTGACGGAGATAGAGAAGAAGCAGATGTTCGGCATCCTCACCCGCTGATCACGAGTCTCTCCCTTCCCTCGTACTCAAATGAGAACATGCTCAGGAGTCTGTGGTATGGCGTGTACATGCCTGTCACCTTGTACCTGACACCTGCGAACCTGAAGACAATCCCTTCAACAGGTAGCATCCTGACTGATGGATCGATCCTCTTTATGCTGCTCTCTAGCTTGCCTCTCCAGCGCTCATTGAGATCAACAATCTCGCCAGACGTTCCTCTGACCTTGATGGCTTCCCTGCTGTAGGCTGCCACAATCCTGCTCACACTTTCGTTTATCGCAGTCAGGGATTCCTGGCTAGCGGGCATGCTGAAGTCGAAGCAAGATAAGAGATTATTCATGTACCTCTGCAGCATCTTCTCGACACGTGCAACTCCTGCAGAGCGAACAGTCCCGGCTGCCTCCATCTCCTTGACGATGCTCCAGAGGTTCCCTGTGCGATCTGCCGCCTTGATCTCCTTGTGATCAACCACCGTTCCTCTCACCAGGCGCTTCGCCACCAATAGTGCGTGATCACGCCGCATGCCGCCGTTGTTGAGAATCCTGCCAACCTCTAGCGTGTAAAGTGTTCCTAGATCTGTAGGATCATCAAGCTCAGACATGTCTATTGTCATCTCTCTCACAAGCCTCGGGATAGGCTTCGGAAGAACACGTAGCTGTCCGTTCCTCGTAGTTGACAGTATCTTGTTTGCAGCTATGCTGTCTATCGGTGATCCAGACGGTGAAGCGAATCTAATTGTTCTGAGGCTATCCTCGGGATACTTGAGTGTAACGGGATTTGATGATTGAATCAGTGAGCACTCAAGGACGGATTTTCCGTCGCAGAATGCAGACCTCACAACATCCCTGTCTAGAGAGTCAATGAAATCCTGCGCTGTGTCGAATGCAATTCCAAACCCCACTTTTACTTGATTAGGAATCCTTTGAAGCATCTGCTGTTTGTCAAGAAGTCCTTCGTCTAATCTCTTTGATGATGCACCCTTACCAGCGTATTTGACAACGCCTCCTGAGACTGCGAATGAGAAGTTTTGGCCATCCATCTTCTCCTCAATACCGGGCACCTTGCCCTTCGACACGTCTAGCAGGATGTTCTTGATGTCTAGCACTCTGAGACTAAGGTCCTCATGGAGTCCCATTATATGAGCTTCTGTGTTATTCTCGTTCATTGTCTGAATATAATCACTACCATGCCAAAGATTATCAAACCTAGCCTCGACCCATCGATTGTTGATCCTAGCTCAGTCTACTCTACACTTGAATCTGTTGCAAAGTTCTCTGGTGATTGCGACGACTGGGTTACGATCAAGATCGAGATCATGCAGCGTCTAAATCCGTACCACAGGAGATTCTTCTCTACACGTGATCCTAAGACAAAGGAGCAATCCATGAATGGCTTCGAAATCCAGCTTGCTGAGAAGTTTCTAGCTCTAACTGGAACAACCCTTATACTTAGGACTAGAGAGCAGAGAAGGAAAATCTATGGCAAGATCTAATCCTGAAGAGTTGATTCGTATGCTGGTTCGTGAGGAGCTGAGAAGAGAGAAGCTCAATGAGATCCAGTACACTGGATATGGCGGTGGCTTTGCATACACAGGTGGTGGCGATCTAACGAAGAAGACTGCAGGCGGTACTCTTAGTATCGTAGGAGGCGTCATCAAGGGCATTCCCGGTGTCGTTAAAGCAGTTGCTAGAAATACTCCTACTCTAGCAGCTGCATTCATCTCTGGTAAGCTTGCCTGGGCTGCAGCCCATCATAATGGATTTATGGAAAAGGTCAAGAGCTTAGCATCTACAATGAAGTCCAAGTTCAGTAGCTCTGCTGAACTCATCAAGATTCTTCCGCCTCCTGGCATGACTAATCCATCTTTCTTGCTAAATTTTGGAAAAGAGATTGTCATATTTGTCGATGGTAAAGATAAAAATTGTGTTAAGATTACTGAAGCATTGGCTAAAGATGTCATACTCTTGCAACGGGAAATGGGGATGATAAATGCTAAAAGTGGAATGGACAAGCTAGTTGCGATGTATGGTCTTTTCTCAAATACCGACATTGATTTTGATCAGGCGACTTACGATGCAGCAGTCAAGGGCCTAAACGAATCCACCATCAACAGCGTCTTCAGAGACTTTATGGATGGTGTCTTTGAAGCTGTAGCAGATGAAATCACGGGAATAATGAATGAAAAGACTGAGACCAAGGCCTGCCTACCCGGGATGGCAGACAGCATTGCTAAAATTAGGAGCATAACCTAAACGACTTCGTAGGTCACAGTAATTTAAGACCATGACCAACAAGCATCAAGGCAAGTGGATTCCAGAGATCATGTATGAGGAGGATTCGCAGATCCCGTTCATCATGGTTCCAGAAGGCGAGGCTAACCCTCCGGTTCTCTTCATATTCATCTCCAGGGAGACAAATGAGTTTGAGCCTGGTCCTGAGGGTGAGGAGATTCCTATCATTGAGATGGATCTACACTCCTACGGTGATATGCAGATTCTCAAGGACAAGCTAGATGAGAAGACCTATGACAAGGTCAGGAGTGCTCTCGGCCTAGAGAAGATGAAGGATGCTGTTGAGAAGGGTTCTAAAATAACGGGAACAGTTCAGGACAATATTGATAAATCTAGAAAAAAGTAGAGATGCGTAATAGGTAGCTCTACACTGTAGGAGTACTATCATGAAGTTCGATATTGAGAGACTTTCCCGTCTTGCTGGGCTTGGCGGCGGTTCAGGAACCCTTCTTAAGGAGGGCGGAAATCTTAGCAAGCGTGAGGATCCTTCTGGTCCTCCACTCAAGTCGGACAAGAAGGGAGTCTCCTATGACGGATACTCTCTTGCTGAGGCTCCTGAGGATGAGGAAGAGATGGGTGAGAATGATGAGGAGATGGACCCAATAATGGAAGCCCGTCTCAAGCACATCATCCAGATGGAAGTTGAGAGCATGCTCTCAAACCGCAACAGCACTGCTAGCAAGCCCGCTCGTGGCATCACGACAGGCTTCGTCGGTCCTGGCTTCCGTCGTTAAGACGAAGTTAAAAACAGCAGTGTAACTATTCACCCTCGTTGACTATAATGGTCTCGAGGGTGAATTCATGTTCGAAGTAAGCAAAATTCTATTCGTCATTTCAAAGAAAACAAACAAGGTCTTCCCAGTCCAGATTATCGAGTGCATAATCAGGAAGACGACGACAGGTGAGTCATACAGCCACACTGTTGTGATTCCTAACAAGGAAAAAGCAGAGATGCGCCTGGAGGAGATGGATGTTGACATCTTCCCGACTCTTGATAGCGCCCGCAATCACATGATGCAGAACGCGATCTCTGCTATTGATGAGATGGTGAGACGCGCAGGAGAAATTGCAACTAGCGTCTTTAGCGCACCAGAAGAAGATGAGCTGGATCAGCAAGTTATACCAGGTGTAATTGATGATGATGGGGGTGTTACAAAGATAGTAGATTTAGGGAACGGGCAAAAAGCGAGATTAAGAATCTAACAGGGTGACAAATGATCGCAATTCTCGACGGCTACAACCTCATGCACAGGGCTCGCTTCGGAATGAAGCAGGGAGAAGATCACATCGTCTACTCTTTCTTCAGATCACTAAGACCTCTAATCGAGGAGATCTCTCCTGTCAAGACGTACGTAGTTCTAGAGGGTTCTCCCAAGCGTCGGCTTGCGCTTGACTCTGAGTACAAGGCGAACCGTAAGATTGACCCTGATGATCCTCGCGCAATCGAGATGAAGGAGTTCAGGCGGCAGAAGGCGATCATTCTCTCGCTCCTTGAGCACATGCCTGTGGAGATGATACTTCACCCTGACCATGAGTGTGACGATGTAATTTCTCATCTCGTCTCTGTAAAGCACGCTGATGAGGACAAGATTGTTGTCTCATCTGATACTGACTTCATCCAGCTGTTCTCACTCAATGGCAGGGTGAAGGTCTACAATCCGGTCAAGAAGCAGTACATCACACCACCTGATTACAACTACGTCATCTGGAAGGCTCTCCGCGGAGATAAATCAGACAACATCCCGGGTATGCCTGGAATCGGCGATGTTATCGCCGAGAGGCTGACACGTGATCCCGATGCCTTGAAGGCCTGGGTTGCGGAAAATCCTAGCCTTGCTCCGCACCTAAGTCGGAATCTAGATCTCGTCGGTTTTGAGGATATCAATCCTGATGACGGTTTGATGAGATCTGTTGTAGGGACTCCTGATTGGAACTTTCTCTATGAGAAGTTCAAGGAGCTAGGATTTTGGTCAATCATAAATCAGAAATCCTGGTCAAAATATGTCAAGACTTTCGGTGCGTGATATAAGACCATGACTCTGATGTTATGATCCCTCAGGAGGATATTGTGCAGTCACAAGCAATCAACCCTGAGAAGATCCAAACGCTCAGAGAGCTAGGTGTGATCTCCCAGGAGGAGGTACCATTCACTGTCGGCGATGTTCTATACGCTGAAAACGTTATCACTAAGCAGCGCAGAATAATCAACAATGCGCCAGCCAGCATCACAGAATCCAAGAGGATCCTCAAGGGATGAACTACGAATCTCCAAAGATTGTCACTTTTGATCTCGAGGCGAGAGAGAAGCTCCTACAGGGCGTGAATATCCTCGCTGAGGCAGTCAAGACTACCATGGGACCACGCGGTAGAAATGTAGTCATCGAGAACAAGGAAGGCCATCCGGTTGTCACCAAGGACGGTGTGACTGTCGCTAGAGCCATTAATCTGCGTGACCAGATAAAGAACCTGGGCGTGCAGATGGCAAAGGAGGCTGCATCGAGAACAGCGGATACTGCTGGTGATGGAACTACCACAGCTACAGTTCTCACGCAGGCAATCTTTGGAGAAGGAATGAAGATGCTAGCTGCTGGGCATCAAGCATCAGATCTCAAGAGAGGCATCGATTCAGCAGTCGATGAGATCATCGCATCCCTGCGCGATGAGTCAATCTCAGTCTCCAGAGATGAGGAGATCCAGCAGGTTGCAACCATCTCTGCTAACGGTGAGTCAGAGATAGGAAACCTCATCGCCTCAGCAATCAAGAGGGTTGGCACTGATGGAGTTGTTACTGTAGAGGAAGCGAAGGGTTTCTCCACAACGCTAACAGTCGTGGATGGCATGAGAATTGAGAGAGGATATCTCTCTCCCTACTTCATCACAGATCAGGAACGGATGGTTGTCGAGCTTGACAAGCCCTACGTCCTCCTGTGCAACAAGAAGTTTGACTCTCTTAAAGAGCTCACACCTCTTCTGGAGAAGATACTAACATCGCAGAGACCACTTCTCGTTGTGGCCGATGACATTGAGGGCGAGGCGATGCAAGGTCTTGTTCTCAACAAGATCAAGGGTGCTCTCAAGGTTTGCGCAATCAGGGCACCCGGTTTTGGTGAGTCTAGGGAAGACATGATGTCAGATCTTGCAGCAGTGCTGGGGTGCGATATCTCTAACACGCTCCAGACAACTGATATCATGTCAATGCAGCTTTCGCAGCTAGGAACCTGCAGCAAGGTTGTCGTCTCTCGCTATGACACAACTTTTGTCGGAGGCGGAGCAAGCCAGGAGAAGATTGAGGCCCAGATCAACTCTTGCAGGGAAGGTCTCAAGAGATCAATTGATCCCGATGAGATAAACCACATCAAGGGCAGGCTCGCCAGACTTGCAGGTGGAATCGCTGTTCTTCGTGTTGGTGGTGCCACTGAATCAGAGTTGAGGGAGAGAAAGGATCGTGTTGACGATGCTCTTCACGCAACCCAGGCTGCACTCTCTGAAGGCATCGTTCCAGGAGGTGGTGTTGCACTTGTCCGTGCTTCGTCTCGAATCCAGCTCTCTGGAGTCGACGGATACAACGCTGGCCGCATAATCGTTAGAAATGCATGTCAATCTCCCCTGAAACAGATTGTCCTGAATTCAGGAGGCACACCCGACGTAATCCTGAATCAGGTTCTAAACCTCCAGAAGAACCATGGATACGACGCCTTCAGCGGTGTCTTTGGCGACATGTTTGAGATGGGCATCATAGATCCTGCCAAGGTAGTCAGGTGCGCCCTCCAGAACGCTTCATCGGCTGCAAGCATGATGCTCACCAGCGGCTGCGCCGTGGTCGAGGACGAAAGACCGCAGGATAATAGATAGATAGGTGACAAACCAACTTCTAAACGAGGCTGACTTTAGGCTCAAGCGCACCTTGATGAATATTAAAGTGCGTTTATCTATCGATCCAGAAGCACACATTCCTGACACTATGACGAGGATCAGGATTTTGGCATCTGTCGCAGTCGTTAGTCAGACCATGCGCTCACAGACTCTTGCAGACGGAAGGGAATACCTTGAACTGAGCATAAAGTTCATGCCAAACTCAGACGGAGTTTATAAGAATCTCGTGACCATTGCGAAGATGATGAAGTCTATGCCTGGTGTCAAGTCAGTTAGGGTTCTAGAGCTAAGTGGTAAACCTGTAACATTCCAAGGGCAACCAATAGTAATCTGATGAACAGAATGATAATAGTCTCTAGATTTGAGGCTGATATGCAGGTTGCTATATCCTGGCTAAGGATAAATAAGGCAGTAGCTGACATTTCTGAGACGCGCAATGTCGACGGAGTCTTCATGTGCGACATAATGTCTAAGAAGACCAAGAAGGAAGTCTCTGCACTCCTGGCTCTTAGATTTGGAAGATCAGTTCAAGCAAAATAGCCTGTAAAAAGTCTAAACCTCCGATTATCCTATGACTGGAGGTTAGATGAAGCGCTTTTCCTTTGATGATCTTGCAATCATGCCCGACGACGATCTACTTCGTCTTGAGTCTTCAATCAAGAGCCAGATCGGTCGCCTTAAGAGGGCCGGTGGATCTGGAGGCAACGAGGTTGATCTTTGCTACGTCCAGCGCGAGGTTGACATCCGCCGTGGTCGTGCAGCATTCAACATGACTAGAAATCGACCAGAAAATTATCTTGAAAATAACGATAGAAACTAGTTTCCTTCCTTGCAGCGGTGTCTAAAGCCTTCTGCAAGGAGGATACATGGCTGGCGATTACTTCATAACTGATGAGAAGGATGCTATTGTCCTTGAGATTGCTGTCATCGGACACTCAAAGGACGACATTAGCATCCAGTCTAGTGGACGTCTTCTCACAATAGCTAGCAAGCAGGAACCTAAATCAAGGACATCAAGGAGAATCAACGAAAGATTCACCATGTCTCATTATCTTGATGAAGAAAATGTTTCTGCACATTGTAAAGATGGTATTCTTTGGGTAAGATTGCCAAAGAAGAATTGTGTAAAGACTAAACAAGTAACAGTTAACTAGAGGAAAGCATGCCCGCTCTCGATCAATACATGAAAGGGGTCACGCGAACAGGTCTTCTCTCCAAGGAAGAGGAGGTGTCTCTATCTCAACGTATAGAGGCAGGAGACATGGCTGCTAGATCAAGAATGATCGAGAGCAACCTCCGGCTTGCTATAAGCATAGCAAGGAAGTATCACAGGGCAGGCAATGCGAATCTAGAAGACCTGATACAGGAATCCAACATCGGTCTGATGAAGGCAGTCGATCGCTTCGACTGGAGAAAAGGCTTCAAGTTCAGCACTTACGCATGCTGGTGGATTAAACAGTCTGTCAGAAGGTACATCACTGATCACTCCAGTGACATCAAGATACCTTCTCATGCGTTTTCTCTCTCATACAAGATCAGGAAGATCACTGAGGAGTATGAGGAGGAGTTCGGTTCCCAGCCTAGCATTGCTGAGCTTGCTGCAATTCTGGGTGTCAGTGAATCGTTGATTAAGACAGGTGAGAATGCTATCAATACACAGAAGATGGTGTCGATAGATTCACCTGTCAATCACGATGGAACTTCAATGATGTTCCACGAGACAATTCCTGATGACAGAGAAGACATGGATGTCTCAATCGATAGAGAGAAGATCTCGCTCATGATCAAGGAAGGAATGCAGTCTTTGACTCCTCGTGAGGAAAAGATCTTGCGCTTGCGATTTGGTGTCTACGAAGGATATGATCCCAGTCACATCAAGGAGGTCTGATGTCTATGCCCATAGGCCACAAGGCAGAACACGGAAACGCTAGCATCTCAGAGATCGACGGTGCACACGGATACAGGGAGATCTCTGAGATCATGACAGGTGAGGGCGATGAGATGAATCACGCCACTGCTCGTCATGTGTTCATTAGGGCGATGGAGAAGATTGCGATCAAAGTATCCGTCGGAAATGGAAAGAGAGTCACCCACTCAGAAATTCAGAGAATTGCTAAAGATCCACGTTTCCAGTCCTCTGTCATGGAGTATCTTAGGGCAATAGACGGGAAGTAGTAGCATGGCTGACTGGAAAAAATACCTTTCTCGAAAGGGTATAACACTACAAGACTTTGTTGATGACCACAAGGTCACTGACTCTTTAAACCTTCGTAGGGCTCTGTCAAAGCTAGGTCTGACTGTCCCGCTTGATAATGATCAAAATCTCGGGAATATTTCATGGTATCAACACAATCTTGTGAAGACCCCCGATTTTAAGATTGTAAAGATCTCAAGGATGGTGAATAATGAATGATGAAGATGATGACAACCCATACGATGCTGAAAACGGCGTATTGTACGTCACTTTCGATCGTGTTTCAATCGCGATTGATATTGAGGACTTTGAAGACTTCTACATGCAGATTCTCTCGCTAAGAGAGATATTGATGTCTGATCCGAATATCGTTCTTGGAGTCTACGAAGAGAACGGTGTCGTTAAGCGTCAATTCCTACCCAAACCTGACGAAGACGAAACAGAATTTAGCTAGGAGAAAAAATGGCCAGCCAGGACATCATCAAGGAACTCGTTGAGAAACTCAACACTGTAGGCAACGAGATCAAGCTTCTGCAAGAGGATCGTAAAGAGCTTCTCGAAGAGTACAAGGAGAAGCTTGATCTCAAAGCTTTCAAGGCAGCACTTAGGATTGTCAAGGCACGTGAGAATGTAGATCAGAATGAGCTTGAGACAATCCTTGACGTGATCGACCGTTAATATGTTCGAAGTTGCTCAATACTTCCCTTACAAGGATATTCGTGAGCAGCAGACTGAAGCGATCCAATTCGCACTCGACGCCTTCCTCAATCAGGGGAAGGCGTTCTGTGTGATTGAAGCTGGAACCGGGTGCGGGAAGTCCGCAATTGGTCTCACTATCGCCAAGTACCTGACTGCACATGATTCACCGCCTGTTGACCTCTGGGACAATGGAGCTTTCTTCCTAACTACACAAAAGATCCTGCAGGATCAGTACATCAACGACTTTGGCCTATCTGACAACATGTGCTCGATAAAGTCGTCGACAAACTATCAGTGCAAGCACTACAAGAAGCAGAGCTGCTCAGAATCTATGCAGATGCTTCGGACTGCTGACAAGTCTTCCAAGTTCTTCAAGACTTGTACGATGAGTTGCCACTACAAGGCTGATAAGAAGAAGTACTCTGAGTCGACTCTTGGTCTCACAAACTTCTCGTATTTCATGACTGACAATGCCTTCAACGCCAAGGTGAAGCCTAGAAACCTTCTGGTTGTTGATGAGGCTCACAACATTGAGACTGAGATCTCGAAGTTCGTTGAGATCACTGTCTCTGAGCGGTTCTCGTCGCAGTTTCTAGATCTCGCATGGCCGAGTGTAAATACGCACCATCAAGCAGTCACCTGGATCAAGGACACCTACTTTCCTAAGTGCAGGGCCAAGATCGATCACGTTGACAAGACTCTTGAGAAGTACAAGGGACTTGAGCAAAAGATCAAGGAGATCGGAAACTTAGCGAAAGAGCTAGATCTGCTTAAGTCACACGCGCAGAAGATTGAGAAGTTCCTAGAGATACAGGACTCAGACAACTGGGTGTTCGAGGAGATCGCTGCATTCGGGCAGAAGATGAGAAGCTTCTCATTCAAGCCAATCGATATCTCTCAGTACGCAAAGGATAACCTGTTTAGGATGGGACGCAGAGTTCTCATGCTCTCAGCAACCATCCTTAACAAGGAAGCGTTCTGTGGATCTCTAGGTCTCGATCCCGACAATGTAGCATTCATCAGCATCCCGACTCCATTCCCAGTTGAGAACAGACCTGTTCTCTACTTCCCAGTCGGAAACATGGGCGCCGATCACATTGATGAGACTCTTCCAAAGATGCTCAAAATGGTGAAGAAGATCCTCGAGGAGCACCCCAAGGAGAAGGGTATCATCCACGCTCACACCTACAAGATAGCGAACTACCTGAAGTCGAATCTCAAGACAGACAGACTCCTCATCCATGATTCTACAGACAGGGACAAGGTATTGAAGGCTCACCTTGAGTCAACAAAGCCAACTGTTCTGCTGTCTCCCTCTATGACTGAAGGTGTTGACCTAAAGGGTGAAGCAAGCAGGTTCCAGATTATCTGCAAGATTCCATACCCATCTCTTGGCGACAAGATAGTCAGGAAGAGGATGAACAAGTGGAAGTGGTGGTATCCTCTACAGACTTCAAAGACTGTGATACAAGCGATTGGAAGATCTGTAAGGTCTAACGAAGACTACGCAGTAACGTATATCATCGACTCTGATTGGGATAGATTCTACTCCCGCAACCAAAACATGTTCCCAGAATCATTCAAAGAATCAATTGTGAGGTAATTTTGACACCAGCAGAAATTGACAGCATAGTGAAGGCTCGAAGCGAGCTAATCTCATTCTACTCAACGCTAGCAGGCGGAGCTGCTCCTACCACAGCGATAGTCAAGCAGCAGGATGTCGCAATGGTTATAGGAATTGCTGTGAAGCATCTGGACACAGCGCTCAAGGATCACGTCAACTTCGGACAGAGATCATAATACTGGAGACGACATGGATAAGTTCGATATGATTGAGACAATTCTCCACGACGACAACAAGATTGATGCACGATCACTTCTAATTGATTTTGTTGACCTCATTGATGATCGTGTTGCAGAGCGTTGCTTGCGTGATGTCGCCAAGAACTGGGACATTGATCTTAAGAAGAAGGGATTTGTTAAGTGATCATCGAAAATATCGATGAGCTTAATGAGACCTTGGCAGATACAGCCGGTATCGTGATGACTTCTGGCGGTTTTGATCCTGCTCACATAGGGCACGTTAGGTGCATCACTGAGTCAGGTGAGATTGCAAGAAGAATGGGATACAAGCTTGTTGTAGTTGTCAATGGAGATGGATTCCTTCTTAGAAAGAAGGGATACGCATTCATGGACGTTGCAGAACGCATGGAGATCATTGACTCAATTAGAGGTGTTGATTATGTTACGACATGGGACGATGGATCCCAGTATGTAACTGGCGCTGTTCTGAAGCTGAATCCCAAGGTATTCACAAAGGGCGGCGACAGAACTGATAGATCAAACATCCCAGAATTCAGTGTCTGCGATAAGCTCAACTGTGAAGTGATAACTGGGGTAGGTGGATCAAAGATCCAATCCTCCTCAGATCTTGTAAGGAGGATGAAGGATGCGAGTAGTCAGCAAGCCCTGGGGACGTGAGGAGATTTGGGCGGAAACTCCCAAGTACGTCGGTAAGTACCTGTACATTAACGCAGGACACAGACTCTCGAGACAGTACCACGAAAAGAAGGAAGAGACAATCAGGGTTCTTGGTGGAGTCTTGCTTCTTGAGATTGGAACAGGTGATAATCTAACTGAGATGAGACTCCACACAGGAGAGATCTATCATGTCACTCCCAATACCATTCACAGGTTCTCTGCTGTCGAAAACGATGTGATTCTTGTTGAAGTCTCTACACCAGAGCTTGATGATGTCGTTAGGCTGTCTGACGATTACAGCAGATCTACCTAGCACTCTCTCGAATAATCTGACGAATCAAAGATCTTAGCTCATTAACTGTGATCTTTGTTCCGTCGCGTCTTGTGACTGTATCGCCCTTGCCCAGGCTCACAGTCATTGAACCAGGTTGGTCAGTTGAACTACCTACAGTTCGAGTTGCCTCGATAGAGTCATCTTCCTCAATCTGAGATCTTTTTGACTTTATCCTGTAATTGTTCATAATTCTAAGTATTCCTATCTTAGGAGGTTTTATGATTAAGATCGGCGACAGAGTTTTTCCGTGGATGAGGATGAATGCTCACGGAAAAGTTGTACAGATCAAGGAAGAGTCTGTCAATGGGTGGATGCTCGGAGGAGTAATGCAGAAGAAGTTCTCTGCTGTTGTCCAGCACGATAACGGTGAGATTATTGAGTATCCCATGCAGGACCTTATGAAGTCTGAATGATGTATCAGGCATTCATAGTGACAGCAAGCGGGTACTACACTGTCATCCAGAATTCTAGCCCGCAGTCTTCCCGTGATATGCTAGAAGAGCTTATCATAATTGTTGGCAAGCTTCGTAATGGAAAGGGCGCCTGGTATGATCTAGCGGTTGTCGAAGTCACAGATGACGGAACACCTACTTCTGAGTCTCGACAAATTCTACAGAATGTATCAACTGAGTTATTCAAGAGGCTATCGCAATGAGCACACGTTGCACAATCGGCTATGATGACAATTTTCACCTCTACCAAGAGTGCTTCGAGCAAGACAATGTCTACCTGAAGCTAGACAAGGGAGATTGGTCAGCATCAATTGAGACTGCTGTGATTGACTGGAGAGATGGAGATACAATGTATCCCCAGCTGCACGTCAAGATTGACGTATCTCTCTGGAGAAAGATCGTTGAAAGCTGGATTGAATCCCAGTGGGGTAAGAATCCAGAGTACGATCACAAGAAATTCGAAATTGACGCTGAAGCCATCGCAGAGTGGTCTGCCAAGATGAAAGAGAAAAGAGGAGATGACAGTGAATAATCAGATTCCCAAGTGGGTCACAAACATATCTGAGTCTGACGTCAATAGACTCCTTGAATCCGACAAAGAGGTGATGAGACAGTTCGCAAGCTGGGCCTCAGAACCTCCTAGGGTCCTGGCACTACAGATGGAGATAACAAGACTCTCTCAGGAGATACTTCGTCTGAGGACTGTTATGCTTTCGGCTCACGCAGAGATTACTGAGCAGTGGAATTCTCACTGTGACTCTGAGGGGTTTGGACCGACTAATCTGATTAGGCACCTTAAAGAGGGAACAGGATTCTATCCTGGATTTGTTGATGAACTGATAAAAGGAGGCAAGGATGTCTAGCATACCCGGACTCAAAGAGATTCGCGAGGAGACTACTCCCGATGGAAAGACTCGTGTAGTATTCGACATATCTGAGGATAGAAGTGAAGAGTTCTACAGGCAGTTTGGTCTTGAACCAGGCGACGAAGCGGGATTTGAGAAGATTGTAGTTGAATCAATCAAGAGCTATCTTACTGAATATGAACGGAATGTGAAAAATGAAGGATGAGCTTGATCTTCTGCTATGCGAGCGATATCCAAAGATCTTCAAGATGCGGAATGCCTCCATGCAGGAGACCTGCATGTGCTGGGGTTTTGATCACGGTGACGGATGGTATAACCTTATTGAGTCATCATGTCTAAACATCCAGCATCACATTGACTGGAAACGGAAGCAGGAACCCTACGCTTCGATGACTGACGAAGAGTTTGATGAGACTCACCAGCCTGTTGCATCACAGGTGAAAGAAAAGTTCGGTGGCCTCAGATTCTACGTCGATAACTGCGATGACTATGTGAGAGGTGTTATCTCGGTTGCCGAGACCATGAGCTACAGAACCTGCGAGTACTGTGGTTCTCCCGGCAAGAGCGGTGGAAGAGGGTGGATTAAGACTCTATGTGATTCATGCCGAAAACCAAGCAACACAGCTGAATAATTAGATGTAGGAGAGATCTAAGATGATCATCAAAAAGGGATCAACTTGCTACCAGTCTGAGCGTGGTGAGAAAGATAAGCTCTATCCTAATCTTAACAGCATGATTTCAATCGCACAAGATGAATCATGTGAGAGTCTTCCATGGATAGCGTCTAGCGGTCTTACTCCGATCTTCGTCAAGAGATACAAGATGACGCTATGGTGTAAGCCTGGGGATCTTGCCTAATTGTGGTTTCTCTACGTAGTCAAGTGTAGAGATGGAACCCTATACACCGGCATATCAAATGACGTTGAGAGGAGGGTTAGACAGCACTCTTCTGGAAAGGGCGCCAAATACACACGTTCAAGGTCTCCTGTCTGTCTAATGAAAAGCTGGGAAGCAGGCACCAAGAGTGATGCACTGAGAGTTGAATACAGGTTCAAGCAACTCAATAGGCGCCAGAAAGAAGAAGCGATATCACTGTGTGATGGCAGGGAAAGTCTATTGACTTTTCTTCGTAATAGATAGATCGTTCGGAGTCCACTATGACAGAAGTCGGCCACAATCTAATGATGCAGTACCTTGCGTACACACGAGCAGTTCACATCTGGTTCCACGGCGCACACCACTGTGTAAGGGGCATCTCTTTCTCAGGAGATCATGTCAACCTCTACGGAAAGATCTACTTGGCTGTTCAGGAAAGCTATGATGTAGCTGCTGAGAAGGCTATCGGGCTATTTGATGAGTCTGTCGCTGACCCGTGCTCAGTCATTACCATGGCAGCTCATGTGATGTCAAAGTACCCATCTCCATGCGAGCTTTCTTCATCCGGGATAGCCATGGCAGGACTTAATTTCATCGGAGATTATCTCAAGTTTGTTGAGCACTCATTCGAGATGCTAGAAAATAGTGGTGAGATGACACTTGGTCTCAATGACTTTCTCTCAGCCTCTGCAAACAACATAGAGACTTACGTCTACCTTCTCAAGCAGAGAGTTAAGGAAGACGAAGATTTTTAGCTTGGCTTGAAAAGTTGTAGAATTATGCTGTATCTTTCTAAGAGGATACTGAAAATGTCTGCAGTGGATCATCCCAAGCACTATCGGCAAGAATCAGGATTCGAGGCAATCGACGTAATTGAGAAATGGTCTCTAAACTTCAGCCTAGGGAATGTTATCAAGTACGTTTGCAGAGCTGGTCTTAAAAATGACTGCCTAGAAGATCTTCGTAAAGCACACTGGTATCTTGAGCGAGAGATCGCAAGAAGGAATAAGAATCTAGTATGAAGAAGCTAGCCAGCAACAAAGATCTCTGGGCATCACTTGCAGGTCTTTCTGCACATTCGAGGAACAGGCTGCTGAGACTTCGTAATGTTCTTCATTCGTCTGGTACAGAGAGAGCACTTTTCCGTAGGCAAATTCCACACAATCCCCTAAGAATACTTGATGTCGCCTGTGAGATAGCAGAGAAATCTGGATGGAAGAATGTCAGCTATGGGGTCGATAGTGAAGGAGCTTGGATAAGAGACGGTGATAATAGTGCTAACATGACAAATGGCAGATGCATCTTTCATCTAAAGAGAGACGACATCGACGTGAATGAAGCTGAGTTTATTGCATGCCTACTTGTCCTACAAGAGATATCAGCTCTAGATGCACCCTAGCTTTTTAGACACTGACATGTCTGCTCGTGCATTGGGCAGAATGAAGATGTTCTACAAAGATCTGATCAAGATGTTTGGAAGTCACGGTATGGACTTTGACTTCGACATCTGCCGTAGAAATATTATGCTATCCCGTGCACAGGAGAGATTTTTTGCAGATGAGATCCTGTCAAAGTATCCAGACACCCTCTGCGACGGACGTGTAGGTGAGCCTGATATTGCTATCCCATGCATACTCGCTGAGATAGAGTGCAAGATTACATCACCTAGTCCAGCAGGATCTATCAACTTTAGAACAGACTACATTACTCTCTCTGTCAAGGGCAAGCTTGACTATCTCTACGTAGTCGCAGACAAATCATTCGAGAACTTTGCAGTTCTATACTTCAGCGATCTAACAATTAGTGACTTTAGGTCTCCTTCGAAGTCTTCACGTGATAAGTCTGTAATGATTAAGCATCGATGCATGGATAGGTGCACAGCAATCATGGGAAGTGTTGAATCAGTCAACAAGCGAGAGACCCAGAAGATACAGTCAGATATCGTTAGATCATCGCTGAAGCACATTAGCAAGGTGTCATCCCTTGAAAAGAGGATACTATCTGCTACGCCAGGCACCAAGATGATCGCTAGCCTGACGAGATCACACACAAACGAATTGGCGAATTTCACAAAGCGAATCTCAAAACTCAACATCAGGATGACCAAGTGGCGTCAGAAAGAAGAGATGTACAGCATAAAGATGGTCCCACTTCCACAACCCTAGGGAGGCTCTTTGAAGGAAAGAGAGTTGTCGATGATGAGATCTGGGATCTTAATATCAAGAACAAGCGTGATTTCGAGAGATGTATCAGAGAGAGTTTCCCAGATATGTCGAAGACTATCCAGTCTAGAAGAATCAACTCACACTGGCCTAGAATACGAAACACCATACAGTCAAAGACAAGAGAAGCAGGATCAGGTATGTACGTCGCATGCCACAGAGACTCACCTGTGTCATACGTCGCAGCAGACAGTAGATCATCAGCAGATAGAATTCTACGACTTCTCTTTAGTTCCATCTTTGAGGATCTTGTCATCTACAAGGACTCAAGCAATAACTCTGAAAGTGACGCTAGACAGAAGAACCTTTCGCTTGGTCAAAAATATTCAGAAGATCTACAAATACTAGATGAGCAGATCTCAACACTCACTCTCAGGGCTGAATCAATCAGATACATACAGGATATCTGCAACGTGCTGACGAAGGCTTGACCTACTTATTGACATGGAGGCAACCATGTCAACGTCAGACTTCAATCCTGGCCCACGTCGTGCTGTGATATCTAGGCCTGTTCACGCAATAGGCGGAGATCAGTACACAGGGTAGTATATGGATTTGCAGACAGCGCAGGTGATACATCTCAAGAAGGGAATACAGATCACTCCGCTCAAGAAGCACGTTAATGGCAAGGTTATCTGCAGGATCCTAAATCAACTACTTCTAATTCCAGAGGATGAGATCCAGGAGATTGGCTGGAATTAGCCGTTTATTCATTGTGTAATTGTTTAGCAACTAGCTTATTATAGTTTGTTGGATCCACCAAGGGTTGTCCTATCTGGATCCTCCAAACTGGTTTTTTGTAGAATAAGAGGAGTGACAGTTTATGGGCCTCAAGATCTGGCTTGATGAGAAGAACAGCCCACCCAAGGGATGGACTATCGTCAACACAATGCAGTCATTCGAAGAATCACTCTTTGATCCTGACGCCGATATCAAGCAGATATCATTAAACGCTAACTTCTGCGGAGATGGAGTTGCTGCTGCAAAGCTCATCGAAGAGGCTGCAGAATCCGGTCATCTCGGTTCCTCTGTTCTAGTAATGCACGAGCCAAGCACAGACTCCTCTGTGAACAACAGCATCAAGCAGTGCTTCCAGTCTGCAAACTTTTCCTGGGAATCCTTGGAGGATTGTTCATGAATCCCGCTAGCGCTAAGCCCACCACTGTCACCCGCCCTTACGTCTTCGCTCAGTCTATTCACGCCTACAGCGCTGTGAGTGACATCTATCGACTACTAGAGAAGAACAAGAGCAAGTCCGCAGGTGTGATCTCTCCTGCTGGACGTACAATGGTTCTTCTTGCAGAGGTTGAGCTGTTGACAGCGATCAACGAGTTCTCTATTGATGTTGACTAATTCCTTGGAGGAATGACAGGAAGAGTTCCACCAGCCTTCTCATAGAGTTGTCGCAGTAGAAAGTTCTCCTTCCTTAGGAATTCAACTTCAACCTTGAGTGCCGACGTAGCCTGGGTCAGCTTCTTTATCTCAAGCTGAAGATCATCTTTGTCTTTTGCAGAATGAGCAAGCTTCGACTCAAGATTTGATACCCTTTCCTGGAGATCTTCCCTGAATAGGTGCCCTGTCTTAATCTCATCTGACAGAAGAGTCGATGACATAGCAAGCTTCTTCTCATAGAAGCGCCACGCAGCAGATGATCCTAGGACACCTACTATTGTGATAAGCAGGGTGATGATGTTTTCACTCATTACTATCTCCTGGTCTATGTGCAAAAAATCTTACCGATGATTCGAATCTAATCCTGATGTAATTCCATAGGCAAAGAAGCGTAATTATGGTAGCTGCCACTTCTGCCTCACAGTTTATTCTGTGACAGCTTATCATTAGGCAGGCAGAAAAGATAAGAGACAGGATTGATCCTGCTCTTCTCCATGCCAGCTTTCCTAAGATTGACCCGTACATCGATATAATGCCCGATGTAACTAGGCTCAACATCATCCAGGAAGGTGATTCGCTGAAGGAGCTTGCCCAGTACATCGGTATGACTACCATCTGTATGATGCTTACCAGCGATTCCACGACGTGGTTGTCATAATAGAAAATGTTCAACAGCGTGCTCTTCGCCTTGTCCATCGATTCTCCACATCATAACTAAGCACAAGGGGTTAAAAAATCTTGCTCTCACGTATAATGAGTGTAATGAGAGAAATCTTTTTGAGGCACAGAAACCCTGAGCAGGGTGACTTGGTTAGGTTCACAACGGCTGTATCTGGAACTGGATTCGATAAGATCACAGGATCAATCGGCGTCGTCATGCATTCAAAGTCTGGAAAGGTCTCCCTGCTAATCTGCGAGCGGGTGGTCAACAATATTCCTGTCGGATGTGTCAAGATCCTTGAACAGGATGAGATAGACTCGCTATAATCCTATGTGCGGATAACTACAAGAGAGATATATGCAGAGAGGCACAGCAAGGTTGCTGACCACATGACCGCCTGCATACCTGTCGGAACGCTATTCATCGATGCCTGGGATGAGAAAGTTCTAATCGTCGGAGAACCTCACGTGAGATTCAAGATCACACGCGGCGGATCTGCTGTGGAGGTGGACACTGTCTGGGATGTTGTCCACGGAAGTGACGGTAAGAGCTGGAGCTGTGTCGTGACGCACAGGATAAGACGTCGGAACCTCGGAAATATCGATCTCATCGACACCCTCCTGAGCACACACGAGCCTGAGCATCTCCTGCCTCACACCAGACAGTGCATCTATCTCGATGAGTTGCCCAAGTCGTACAGGAAAAAACCTATCATCTCAGTACCAAGCAGGGTGTAAAAGTTAGGCGAATAGGTTATACTAGCTAGGTGATCAAGGAAACAAGATCACACAAAACAAGTCCTCGTAGCTCAGCTGTATAGAGCAATTCTTTCCTAAAGAATAGGTCGCAGGTTAGAGTCCTGCCGAGGACGCCACATATAACATGGACGGCGGGTGTACAGTATCCCATGCAAGTGGGGAGCACAGCTGAACCGGGACTGATGACGCTGTACGGGCTCCGGGTCTCCATGTTCTTTCAAATTGCGGGCATGGCATATGGGTTGTGCACCAGCCTTCCAAGCTGGATAACCGGGTTCGAATCCCGGTGCCCGCTCCACTCAAGGTGTTGCATGATTATCTTAGCAATTTTTGCTTGTTTATCTAACTCTATGGAAGATACAGGTGAACTCTGTGAAGACAATCAAGGTTATCACGATCTTGGAGAGATCTGGGTATGTGATGATTACAATAATTTCTGCAGCTGCGCAAGCGGCGGAGAGATTCTGATGACACCGGTTAATTGAAAATTTGCCCGATTAGCTCAGTTGGTTAGAGCAACGGACTGTTAATCCGTGGGTCCCCTGTTCAAGTTAGGGATCGGGCGCCATCTATAATACTATGTTGATTCCACCATGCCTAGAGATATGGAGGAGCAACATGGAAGATCGTGAAAAAGACCATGAGCTAGCTGAGCATGCTGAGAAGCTTGTTAGTCAAATTGAGAAAGACATCCAGTATGATGAGAATGGTAGAGCTTTCTTTCCCAAGGAAGTGATACTGAATCTAGTGTTTAGGGTCACAGACTTCATGAGATTTCTCTCAAAGAGAATCTAGTGTAGCCTTGACAACAACACCGACTTGTAGAGAATATTCCCATGCTCACATGCAATGAATCACAGATCCAGTCTCTCCTAGACGAGAAGTCACCAGTTGTCGTCATGTTCAGCGCTTCCTGGTGCGGACCCTGTAAGGTCTTCAAACCTAAGTTCGAGGCAGCGTCCTCAGAGAATCCCGATATCACCTTCGCATACTGCGACATCGAGGAGACCCAGGGTCTCGCCAGGGATGTCAGCATCCAGTCTGTTCCTACTGTCGTGTCATTCGTGGACGGTGATGAGGATGAGAAGATCGTCGGGCCAAATGAGGCGAAGCTAAAAGATTTCATCCAGCGGCTAAAACAACGTGAAAAAGATTCTGCGGCTGGTTAAGATAGAAAGGTAAAGAATGCTTACGGATCTATGGTGAAAAGGATATCACGAGGGACTTCTAATCCTTTGTTCTCGGTTAGAGTCCAGGTAGATCCGCTATCTATAACGATTAGTTAGGCCACGACTTCACGAACATAAGACACTCAAAAAATGATCACTGGAAACTTACTGGGGTGTAACTCAGTGGTCAGAGTGCGGTTCTTATAAAGCCGAGGTCGCGGGTTCAATCCCCGCCACCCCAACCAATTCCAATAATCGTGAGGATATAATCGATTTGACACTCTGGAAAGACAGAGACGCTTCTCGCCATAGCTCAACTGGATAGAGCACGAGCCTTCTAAGCTCGGGGTTGTTGGTTCAATTCCAACTGGCGAGGCCATTTATGGCTTTGTAGCTCAGCTGGTAGAGCAAGCGTTTCATACACGCTAGGTCACTTGTTCAAATCAAGTTAGTGCCACCATCTCACAACAGGACACACATGGAAAACATCAAGGTATCCGCGCTCAAGCACGTCAATGAGTTCGTAGCAGATCCAGGAAGCAAGGCTGTCTCGATCGCTTCGAATCTGCTCTGGGCAGCAGTTGGAATC